CCGCACGATAGTGAACAACATAGAGGTCTTTGTCCTCGTAGATGTTCCGCTCTCGTTCAATTGTGATATCCCGAAGAATGTAGGTCTTCAAGTTCGACAATGGTGTGTACCAAATATCGAAACCATCAACCGCTGGATCACCTTCAGTTGGAATATCTTCTGGCATCAATGGGACCATGAAGAACGGAGTTCCCCAAGGACCGCAAGATGTCTGACCGGCGCACAACGTGCTGTCACCCAATGGGGTCTCACGGCTCGTCAACTGCAGAGCATGATATTCCATGGCAGACGGTGGGACGATCCAACGGTAGTCCTGGGCTCGGGACTTGTAGCGATTTGGAAGTCTTCGCTTCATTTCCCAGTACAGGTACTTCGATGGGGCGTGTCCTTCAGCGTCAATAACCTGACATTCAGGCACACAATCAAACAAGATTTTGCGCCATCCGTCGTTAACGCCAAGCAAGTTATTCACACGACTCTGGCCTTCACCAGTCGTCAAGCTCGAATCACCCATGATCCCGGCGTATTCCATGTCCATTCGGATAGCCTTTGAGAACATACCGAGAATGGTATCGCGGGCGGATGCGCCTTCGATATTACACTCCAAGAAGTCCTTGTCGATCTTGATGAACGCGCGATACTTCTCAACCGACCAACCACGAGTAAACTCTTGTGGCGTACTTGGTGTTGGACACGCTGTCGTACATGCACCTTCAGTAACAACCCCGCAGAAATCCAACATGTGGACCTTGCCGGAGCAATTGCTAACTCGGTTCATGTTCGTAGCCTGGAGCAAGGCAGATTCGTCAACCAATAGGTCAATAAACCTGTTGGCTTGATCCTGCTGCTTCATAGAGTTTGGAAGAGTTACTTCGCTCACAGTCGTGGCGTCAGTATAACTCTTAGAAACCAAAGTCTGTAGCCGATTTACCGGCAAGCTGTCAAAAATTCCCATAGGAAAAACCTCGTAAACAAACCGCGTAAGCGGTTATCTAGCTCCGACTAAATGCGGGCAGCGAATCAAAAATAGCATTTGGATCACGCGGAGTCGAAATCGACTTCACGGCTTCACTTCGACTTGTGCCGGGAACAACGGCTCCCTTGAGTGCAAGAATCAACTCGGCCTGTGCATTCTGTCGATTTTCGATCAAATCAATAGCCGTAGCCAACATCTGCAATGACTTAACAATCTCGGAAAACACGTCATCGCTTGTGGTCTGAACCGGTGCAACGGCATTAGGATCAGCACACGTGCCGCAACCTTTGCCAACTAGTTCAAGCTCTGGCTCTTCAACGGAAGCCGTAGCGTCTGGTGTTTCAGTTACCACTAATTCCGCATCAACTGGAGCAACGGCTTCCGGTGCTTGTGCAACAGGCGCAGGTGCTGGTTCTGGGGTGGGTGCTGGAGTACCGGGGGTAACCAACGTCACCAAGAATTCTTTGATGCCAGCAAGTTCTGTGGTAAAACTCTCTCGCAAGGTAGCCAAAGATGCTTCCACCTCTGCCATCGTTACGGAAGCAGGTGCTGGTGCAACTGGCGTTACAACTTCAACAACTGGCTCTGCGGGACTTGTTGCAGGCGTGGCCTCAGCCCCAGTCTTAACATCACTCATGGGATTATCTCCTAACTGAGACTCACTCAGTCCACTACCTGCTTGGATAGGCAGGTCTACCGCTTTTGCGGACTCCCCCACCGCAGCACGAACGCCGGGGGATAAACGTACAGAAACTAAACGAGAGGGTGGAACGCCCATCCTCTGGTATGCTAAAAACGAACTAGAACCTTCGATAATGTCCTCGTGCTGAAGTCCATGGGCCTCAAGGAAAGTAACTGCCCCAGGCCTATCAAAACAAGACTTCTCAAGCACAACCGTGTAGATGTCTTCGCAAACAGATTTGCCAACTACAAAAGTAGAGTCCGGGTTAATTGGCATCGTCACAAGTGAAATTTCAAACAGGTCGATGTTCCGTAAAACAATCTGCTTTGAGGCGTTGTCGACCCGCGCTTCCACAAGACCCTTCCAGGAAAATGCGGACAACTTGCCTTTATCAACTTCGGCTATGACATCTGGTTGAGTTACTTCAGCTACCACAAAAAGACCACGGTCACCTGCAGTTAAGTCAGGAACTTTAGCCTTCGGGTATGTATTGGTGCGCGGGGAGCTTGAAGATACTTCTTCAATTCCCCACATGTTCTCAGATCCAACGTCTTTGATAACTGCTGGATATGCTTCAGTTACTCGTCCTGCTTCTACCTTGTTACCACGATCATCAACCCAAAATTCGTGGTTGCGTAGAAGTGTGCCAGAACTGGCAAGAAATTTAGGGATATTGAATCCCTCTGGGGGGACGAGATGTCCTTGTCGATCAGGTCTCTGCACAGAGGCAAAGCCCTTCACGAACCGAGTATTTATATCAGAGGAAACAGAAAGAATTTCAACCGGAGAAGTGAGCTGAAGTATTTGGGTATTCACTCATTTCCTAATTGTGCATACTACAACAACTTGTGTCAATAGCAAACGACTATTGATCCTGATTATTGTCTGTCAATCCGCCCAGACGAGTTCCCTGGTTGCCCATGGCAGAATCTGGGTTAGAGGCCGCAGTTTCCATGTCATCCACAAACTGAATGCCCCCAGGAGTGAGGATAAATGGTCGATCGCCACCCTTCACTGGGTCTCCCAGACCAGCCATTGAAATTAGGCTGTTTATAGTCAAAACACCCATCTTCAAAAACCCGGTCAAAGTCTCCATCTCTTCCTTGCGATCCCGAATATCTAGAGGGTCCAGCTTTAGCTTGACAAGTGTGATTCCCAGCCCGTATCTGAACAGTTTGTTCAAACAATCTTCCCAGCTTTCCTGGAGGGGGCTTACCACTCGGTCCTTGTAGATCTCTGCTTGGGACATTCCCTTACCAGATCCAATGCTTGCGGCGTCTGCAACTCCAAGAATAGCGGGAGGGACGCCATGAGCCGTCATGATATCTTGTTTGTTGTCCCGCTTAGTCTCAAGAAGAGACCCATCGTGGTACTCAACATCCAGCTTCTGGAACGTGATGGACACATCCCCCCGCATACTAGGGATAGGGATCAAGATGGTGCGGTGGGCAGCGCCCTTAACCTGCTGTGAGAAATAGTTCTTCAGAGTATCGAGAACCGTGTTATCTAGACTGATGCCCTTAACCAATATGGCATATCGTGGGACCGCATTGTTCTGGAAGAATTGGCTCGTGTAGTTACTAATTTCCACGTTGGAAACTAACTGCGCTACCGCAGGCGTGATATCAGGCACGCCATAATAGATCGTCTTGGGGTGATGCATCACCTTATAGATAATCTCGTTAGCAGCATTCTGCGGGCCGTCAGTTGGCTCACCGGTTGTTCGATCAATGTAGTTTCCCTGCCCATTTGATATCTCACCATCTAGGGCTGGGTCATACGGTAGATAGCTACCAGTGAGGGGGTGTTGACGAGTTTTAGATAGCCACTTCTGCCCAAAAACTTGGTAGTAGACCGGTTTCAGTAGGCCCGTATTTTGAGTGACTTCTACAAAACCAGAGAAGTCCTCTAGGACTCTGATGCGCTCAGCAGGGACGTGGGCTAAATCCACAACTACGCCAGATAGGTTACGGATAACCTCCATTGCGCACCAGCCAATCGCCTCTAGATCCATGGCAGCCTTCTCAAGCACCCCACGAAAACCGTAAAGGAAATTGACACCAGAAAGAAACTGCTGCAATCGCAACTTCTCTTTATCAACGTCAGACTGTGGTACAGGATCTAGGCCAAAAAAATCCTCTGAAGTCTTAGTCGTAACACCATCAGTGTCACCCTCTGGAATAACTGGAACAGCGGCCTTGATCTTGATTGATCGACCAACACTATCCCTAACCTTGGCCTTCACGCACCGAGAATGTGTGGGATCAAGTTCAAGAAGATATCGCAAAGAAACTGGGTTATAGGGTGGCTCGACGTAGCTCTTACTACCAATGCCCACCCCTACCGCGTCAGAAGATACCCCGACTTCGCCGGGCGACTGAGCAGACCCATCAATCGACTTAGAGACCTGAGTAGTCGAGTCGGCTGTTTTCCTTGCCCGATCTTCATTCCACCCAGCTAGGAAGTCAAACATCTCTTGTGAAGTCTCTTGGGCGTTGTCATCATCGTCACCAAAAACATAGACCTTGTCACAAACTACGGGGTCTACTTCATTACCAAGAGCGGACTCAATTGAGTCACGTAAATCCTGATCCAGCTCCTCTAGGCCGACGACTAGTTGATCACTCATTAAAACACCTGTATCTTTAAGCAGTCAGTCTGAGAGACGATCATCTCGGACGCTAGAAGTTCGTAGGCATCCGCGTGTCGTTGATCATCGCGAACGGACCCAGAACTACACCGCCACTCAAACCTGTTGTTACCATTGGCCATTGCTACCAATTGTCGCATAGGTGCTATCATTTCTGCAAGGTAATCTCCCCCCAATAAATCACGATAATTCATTGGAAGGCGGTTTTTCTGGCGTCTGAGGTCTGCGAAAGCCTTATCCAGCAGATACGTGCGGTCAACTACAATCCTCATGCTCTGAGAATCATACTTAGGGTAACCATCGCGGCCCTCGGCCTGTGAGTATTTACAAGTCCAAGTGTCACACTTTGCGGCCTCTTGAAACTCTGGAATAGCGTGGATGTCTGGCCCGGAATCGATAACACACTGCTTAACGTTGTATCTCTCAATTAGCTCGTGGCAATCGTCAAAAGTATGCACGCGGCCAATGAACTTGGCGTCTCTATTCCCGTTATTTGGGTAACTGATACGTACATCCAGGTGCTTATTGACGTCAATGCCCATGCTGCATGGCCCAGGATGTCTGCGATCCAGCGCGAATCCTTCAATACCAGATACTACGAAAGGCTCTAGCAGGGCACACTCATCTAGCACATCTGGGGTAATGCGGCTTCCGTCTGACGTGAAAGGTAGACCCAGATTTGAATTGTAAAACCACTTGAGCATGGTCTGGGAATCTACGCAGTCTTGAAACTCTCTCCACATTGAGGAGTATGAGGTTCGACCTGTGATCATCTTACTGATCCAGTAACCCTCAATAGAAGAATTAGGGTTCTGTGGTATCCAAATACCCTTAACACCTCTGTCTAATATCCCCCCGCATTTTGGGCAGATGGGATGAATATCTCTACCACACCCGTCCCTCCACTCAGTGTCTCTCAAGACATGCTTGTAGATTGTCCCCGATTTATCGGTAAGGGGCTCGACAACAGTCTGAAACCAATCTAGAGAATCTGGCTTCCCACAAGACTTGCAGGGGACGTTGTATACCCGTTGATCAGACAACAGGTATTCGTGATCAATGTTACAATCCGTATAATTCGGGTTACCGCTCCACCTGCGAAACTTGTAGTCAGAATCAGTCATACGATCGGACAACAACTGCAAATTATCTAGATCACACTCCTGCATCTCATCTACAAACGCCGCATCAGCGGGAGCCTCACGAAAATCTGCGGTAGTGTTACTACCAGCGTAGATTATGGATCTGTCACCAAAACTCTTCAATGAGCAATTGTTTAGATCAACCTTGTTGCGAGCCTTGCTAGTGTACTTACGGTACTCTGGCGTGTACGCTATGCACTTGTCAACTCGGTTCTGAACAAACCGGTTACGAAGCTCATACTTTGGCATCACGTAGAACAGATCAAGCCCTGCTGCTGCAAATGCGAAATGATCTACGATTAGCATTTCAGATTTTCCGCATTGGACACTTGCACGTATTACAAGGTTCTCGGCAAGCGTGTTATAGATATCCTGAAGATACGGACGATTAGAAAATGTAAGGCGGGTTCCCTTATTTGTGCGGTGATGTTCTGTAGCGAATCTCACCCGCAAATCACGAATCTGGATCATCTTGTCCAGTCGCTTTAGGGCCATTTTATCTTTTGGGAGATTGACCATCAGACAGTCTCGTCTGTTATCAACTTGGTCACACGTAGACGAGCCATGATGTCGGCCTCAATTTGCTCCTCAGTGCGCTCTTCGATCTCATCCTTAACAGTTACCTCATGCTTAATCTCGCCAGTAACCGTGGTATGAATCCTCTCAGATTCAACAGGAATCGCACCAACTCGCATGAGGATGTTTGCTTTCTTTTCCGACGCCTTCAGGGCCAGCTCTAGATACTTGGCGTAAGACTGGTGGTCCATGACACCATTAGTAGAATTACGGGCCTCGGTGAGAGCCATAACACGAATAACCTCGTGTTCAGATATGGCATCCGTTAAGAAATCGAGACCGGTATTTTGAGCAAGATTTTGGGCGCACGTTGCACGAGCCTCATTGATCCAACAATTGATCTCGGTCAAAGTAGTCTCAAACTTTTCGGCCATCTCAGATAGAGAGTATCCCCGGAGATGCATGTCATACACCTGAAGGGCTTTTGATGGTAATGGTTTAATGCAATTTTTTGAAACGGTAGCAGCTAATGCAGCGAAACCCATTAACCCTCTTCTATCTGAGCGGACATTGTCCATTAGGGCAATTAGACTGCGGGACTATAATAATTGGGGCAACTGACAAAGCTGTCCGCAACCTTGCGATACCAGCACGCAGCGGATAAGTTCTCCGAAGGCCACCCACTACTTCACCGTCAAACCAGAACCAACCACCACTGACTATCCCTACCACGCCGCATTGTGACACAATAGGAGACCCAGAGTCACCAGAAGTTAATGCCATTGACAAATAAATGTTTCCGTTGTTAATCACATCGATGCGTGAATCTACACGAATAATGCCCGACGACCTTGGCAACACGGCTTGAACTACGTCGCCTACCTTGGGATCGGTGGGGCAAATTGGCACTGGGTTCAAACTCTTGGGTGCCCAGCAAATTAGCAACGCCACATCCCTTGAACCATAGTCAGCCTCTTTGACAACTGCAAACTGTGTTCTAAGGCCATTCTGAAACTCAACAATTCTTCCGCCAGTAGACTTATCTACTACATGTCCAGCAGTTAAGACCCACGTCCTAACCAATGACGATGCCACGTCAGAAGATACAGTCACCTTCTCACCTGTTTTTAGGTGCTGCAAGTAGAAGAAATCATCATCCTGATCTACCACAACTCCACGTCCATAACCTCTCTGTGCCCCGCCACCGTTCTCGCCAGGAAACATAGCCTCTACCACGACAAACGGACTAATGTCCGCTGGGGTTGGCTCCTGTGAAGCAGAAGAAATTGTGAGAGAAAGTAACACCAACAAGGAGACAAGAAACTTCATTTTGCACCTCAAAAAATTCATCGTACGACAACATCGCATCCTAATTGCAACTTAACGACCCAACAACCGACGCATGGAATTTTCTCCATCACGATAGTAGAACCTCAGACGCCATATAGACAATATGGCCAAAGAAATCCCCATAGATAGGGACATAGCCCCATGTGCAGGGTCACGAGAAAACCACATCCACGGAATCCAAAGCATATACCCTAGCACAGCAGTAAGACCAATTAGCAAGGAAACTGAATAGGCAGTTACAGCAGGCCAAATTGCATGATAGGTTAACTCCATCTTCCTTGCAAAACCCATTACCAAAAAAGCTACTAATGTAGCGTCACTTGGCACATCAGAAGACCCCGAGTCGTAGAAGGTCTGACCAGTTGATGGAACTCCCACCGCAAGAAACAGAATAGAAAGTGACATGATTATGACGGAAAGGGTTTCTGCCACATACTTCACTCTGATGCCTAATGCAACCGCAGAAATAGCGAGCATCAGCGCACTTGGCCACATCATAGGAGCACCATCCGGAATAACATTTGTCATATCTCTACCATTCACTAAGATGCATGCACAATTTATAATTGCCATTACGGAGATGGACGCTGGGACAACCCAGCCTTCCAAAGCATCTCCCTTAGTGTGTTCCTGTCTTCTCGTAGTGTGTCGCATATACTCTCCAAAGATTCTATCTTTTGGTGAAGTTTGTCCCAATCCATTTTTCGTTCTGCTAGGATTGGGGCGTATACAAACTTTGAAATTACAATAACCACTACGAGAATAAAGGCGTCTCTACCCCCGATTTTTTCAAGGTATCCAAATAAACCGTCCACAAACTTGTCGTCACTCTCGATGTCGGACATCCGAAGATCCCACAAAAGTTAAGCGGTGGGCTCTCTGTTGTCTAACCAATCTTGAATGGCACGAAACGCGGCCACGAGCAACTTCTCAACAAGTGCCTTAATGGCTACATCCCACAACCCCCCCATGGGTGCAGCAGCATCCAATGGTTGAGGATTCACGGCGTTAATAAACGCAACCAAATCATCGCGATAAGGCTCCAGATCAACCTCCATCTTTGGGGCAGTTCTATCAGGATCACCAAGAATAACTCCAGAGGCATAGCACGCAACATGGTTCAAATCTTTAACCAGTCGAGGAACTTCCTAAGCAGTAACGCCCCCCGCCAACAGACTGGGGATACTTCTGATCAACTCGATTGGAAACTCAACTGGGTACAAGAACAATTCAGCCATTTTTAGACTCCTCAAAAAACACTACTACTCGTAAGTAGGCTCAACAAAAAGATTGAAACGAAACTTCTTGACAACTGGGTTGAGTTTAACGGGGACTACTAGAACCCTCGTCGGGACTACAACACGCATTGGTGGTTGGACAAAGTTTTGTCTGTATTGGCATAAGGGGGACATCTGCATCGGAGCAAAAAACCCACCTGACGAAAATCCGCCAAATGAGGGCGAGCCGCCCGGCCCGCGACCACCGGCACCTCACTGCCCCCGCAGAGAGGCACAAACCCCTAACAACAAAACAATAGCCAACACCAACCTATTCAACATCGTCATCCACCCAAGGGATATCTACCTGATCCATGTCAAAGTTACTCCAGTCAATTGCCTGGGGATCAAATCCACCGGTTGCAGAATGAATGAATACTTCTGTATCACGATTCTTGATGTTCTTCTCCAGATCCTTTTCCAAAATCCAAAAGGCACCCGTGACACCAATCTTACTGAGTGTTGGGCACAAAGGATGAGCATTTGTACCCCACTGATTTTGATCTCCAATTATCAAGCCGTGCTGCGGATGACGCCAGTACGAGAACAGGGTCATTTGGTGAGCCCACGAGGTGTTCCATCTTCCAATGCAAACATCGCCCTCAACTTTGGCGTTTGTACCAAACATTGAAGCAATAGTTACACCATAACCCTGCGCAAGTGCCTGTAGTACCTCTTCAACTGTCTTAGCTTGTGTAACAGTGTGTAACCCGTAAGGCTTAGAATCTTTTTCGAGTTCCGCACGAGACACGCCACACTTTTGTTTCCACTGAGCAGGCCACGACCAATTTGTCTCAATCGTCTCTGTCCAGTAAGCCCAACCATCATTGATAGTAGGCTTAGGTACTGACGGATGATCAAATGGTAGAATACCAAATACGGTGGGCTTACAGGCATCAGCCTGAGCACTACCAAATGAACCATCGCCTGGGCCACCAAGTCTTGCAATCTCGCGTCCTACGCCGTAGGTGCAGAATGGGAATGGCAACTTCACCGTCTCATTGTCCTTGCGAAAGTATTTATCTCCTACCATGGCCTGAAGATATCCATTCGCCGCTGCCGATCCCACGCAAGATCCAGTCAATTGTTTGACGCGGGGATGCAGTTTTCCCTCAAGTTCCAACTCAAGAACAGGAGTGATTACCTTGTCCGGCAAATCACCAAGAAATGTGTTACGATCCTTGAATGTACCCACCCGATCCAAGAACTTATTGGATATTCTCTTCTGGTATGTAGTACGATCTGAATATGGAATCCAGCCGCCATTTAGTGTATCTGCCATGTTATTTGCCCGCCGATGTTATGCCACGCTCAATGTCAAGTAGAGCTTGTTGTACTTCCTTGACCGTCTTGGCTTTTTCTCTCACCTGTTTGTTGTACCAAAGAACAATGGGTTGCCACTGCTTTGAAAATCCATGATTGGATATATTGAATCCGTTCTGAATTGCAGCTATTGCTTGCTCTGGTTTGTAGTTTGGATCGTCAACTTTCATTCCGCGAGCTGCTGCCCCGTAAATGATCGCCAAATATGGGGCGTCACGATCTCTATACTTCTTCTCCACATGCGCCGCAGCATCAAATACCATCTTTGCAAACCCGGTTAATGTTGGGTCTGGCGTAGGTGGTACATTAGGTTCGGGGTTAGGTGGATTTGGTGGTACTGGCGGGCCGTCGCCACCGACATGGAGAACATGAAGACTTGGTCCTATGTCCCCCGGCTTAAACCTCTCGATTACAATGTCAGTCTTTTTTGTTCCTGTGTAAACGCAGATACCGTAATAATTCCTACCCTCGGAATCAACAGCCTTCAGAACTGCATAGGGTACGTCTGTACGAGGTCTCCACATGCACTCGCCATAAGACTTCAGCCCAGAAATTGAGTTTAGCTTAACGTTGTACTCACTGGCATCAGCAGTACCTTCTGGGGTCCAAACTTCTACCAAATCTTGGGCGTAGGTTGATTGAACAATCAGCAGCAACGCCATCACAAACAAATTACGCTTTCTCATAATAACCTACTTTTCAAAATAATTCCCACTGCAATCGCTGAGATGGTTTCCATTAGGCCCATGGGTATCTTCTATGGGTATGTGCTTTTTGTGCTGCCGCTGCACGTGCCGTGGCGTCAACGCCGTTTCCGCCTGCCCCGATATTACCAATGATGGACATTATACCTGTGCTCCCTAAGGATCGGTGTAATTGTTGGCGTAGGTCGTGTCTGAATCTATGCCGGTCGCAGCCGATCCGTATCCGTATAAATGGTTATCTACTATCTTCGTATTGATCGGATCAGTCGTTTTCCCCTCTTGGATCGAATAGGTATTAGCCGCCGTTTTGGGGATCACGTTGTTGATGATCAGTGCATCTTGCACATCCCCTCCACTCCCGTTAGAGAGATGGATAGGCGTCGTGCAGCTATCGAACTTATTGCCCTGGATAAGCGTCCCGACTTGGTCATACACTGCCTCCAGGTAGATACCTTTGCCACAAGCTAGAAAATGATTATCGCGGAATACGTGTCCGTCTCCGTGATTGCATCGGATGCCATAAGCATGGTTGCGAAACACATTGTTCGACACCGTATTGCCGTTGCCGAGCACCATAATATGGGCGTAAGACCCAGCAGTCTGATTAGCACTTAAATCGTACCCCTCGAACACGTTTCCAGAGCATAGGCCGTTTTGTCCGATGAACGACACACCGGAGTTTTCAAATCTGTTATTGAGGAACTGTGCCCCGTAGCAGTTAGAATGCATGGCACACGATATAGACTCGTTGTAGGGGCCGGGCGTGACATCGTAGTAGGGTACTGACTTGAACGTCGAGTTGACCACTTTCAAGCCGATCACCGTATTGCCGTAAACAGTGTCGATTGCCGACCATGTGGCCGTCGAAACTAGC